AGCTCAACGCCACCCAAGTCGATCGGGTCGACTGGCCCGAGAAGGGTGCAACGGCATCCAGCCCCAGCCCCGCCGGCCGTGCCTACACGCCACAGCCCACGCCCGCGGCGGCCCCAAACTTCATCGATCCCAATGACCCAAACGCGATGCCCTTTTGAGGTGATGACATGACGATCCATAACCCCACCACCTTTGAGCTAATCCAGGCCGCGGCGGTCTTGGTCCAGGCCCTCACCGAGGACCACGGCGAGCTGGACGAACGATCGGAACACCTCCTTGAGATCTTCATGGAGCGGTGCCCCGACAAGCTCGGAGCCCTCAAGGCTGTCGTCGATCGGTCGGCCGCGGATGCGGACTTCTTGAAGGCCGAGGCCAAGCGCCTCGATGAGCGCCGCGGCGGGCTGCTCAAGATTCGGGAGCGGTGCCGGCTCATGGCTCGCGAGTTGCTCGAGGCACACCAGGATCTCACGGGCGAGACCAAGATCAAGACGCCCACATATACGGCATACCTGTCCACGCGGCACAGCGTGGCCGGGCCGTCGGACCCCGAGGAATGGCCCGAGCTGTACCGGGAAGAGGTGACCACGATCAAGCCCAACAAGAAGGCGGCCCTTGCCGCCCTCAAGGGGGGGGCCGTTGTTCCTGGTCTCGAGTTGGCCTCAAGCGTGTCGGTGGCTTTCCGATGATCGCGCCCTCACTGTATTTGGCAGCCTGGGGCGACGCCGATGATCTCCGGGCCAATGTCGAGGCGTCCACCGGTGGCCGCGTTCGGTGGCTGGCTGGGCTCGGCCTGTTGCAGCTTCGCATCGAGGGCACCCCGGTCCTCACTTGGCCATGCACCGACGACCCGGCGACGGACATTGTCCAGCTCTGGGCGGCCTGGTCCCAACGCATCCGCCAACACTCGCGCGGGGTGTCGGCATGAGATCGATGCTCTTTGAACTGGCCGCGGCCGGTGGTGCGGTCCTTCTTGTGGCCCTTCTTTTCACAGTCCATCAAGCCAAGAGGTGATCATGACCATCCAAGAAAAGCGGACAATCATCTATGGGTTGTGCGTCTTCGTCTTCGTCTTCTTCTGCATCTGAGGTGATCCAATGGCCCTATTAAAAGAACGCCCCATTGGCCTCGGTCCTTGTGATCTGCTCAGCATGTCCGAGGTCGCCAAGGTCCTCCGCATCCGAGAGCCCGACGCGCGCCGGTTCTGTAAGGAGCACGGCATCATTCGGTACTTTGCCGGGCGCCCGCGCGTGGCCGCTGGCGAGCTCCTCGAGGCTGGGCGGCACCACAAAGTGGCAAAGCCTAAGCCCGTCGCGGTAGATGATGGGGAGTGGCTCGACCTATGACCGAGCCACGGGAGCACACATGACCAAGAAGCCGACCCTTCGGGTGGGGGACGTGCGCCTGCGCGCCACCGCCGGGCCCGACATGGACGGGCGCTATCGCTGGCGTGCCGAATGGTATGAGGAGAAGACATCTAAGCAAAGGACCCGAGCCCTGGGGTGGGCCACGTCCCGCGACGCCCTCGACAAGGCCGAGCGGTTCACCCGCGACGCGCCGATGGGTCCCGCAACGGGCCAAGAGGTGGTCACCCTCCGCGATCTGTTGTCTCGACACATGGGCGCCTATCAAAAACGCGCGGACCTGTCGCCGGTCACCCGGCGGAATCGGGTGTGCAACGCGCGCCGCCTGGCCCGGGAGCTCGGTGCCGTCCGGGTTGAGCGGTTCAACATCGGCGTTCTCGAGGACTACCGGGATCGGATGCTCCGGGCTGGCCTGTCGACGGGCACCGTCCTCCTCGACAAGAAGGTCTTGGGGGAGGCTTGGGAGTATGGCCGCCGGATGGGGTGGACACCAGATCGCCCGATGCCCAAGCTCAAGCTCAAGCACAAGGCGGTGCGCGAGAAGTACACGCCCACCCCGGCCGAGGTGCGGGCGATGGCCTCATATATGGAAGAGCCACACCGCACCGGCTTTGTTCTTCTCGCCTCCACCGGGTGCCGGATCGGGGAGGTGGTGGGCTTGACCTGGGACCGCGTGGATCTCGAGGGCGGGTGGCTGGTGGTCCAGGGGAAGACCGGCCGCCGGGATGTCCAGATCATGGGCGGCCTTGGCTATGTCCTCGAGGAGCACCACCGTAAGGTCGGATCGCCGGTAGCCGGGCACATCTTCGGCAAGCCCGTGAACGCGGACAAGGCGATCAGGCTCGCCATCACCCGGGCATGCAAGAAGCTCGGAATCACCCACTTCTCGCCCAATGGGCTCCGACGCTACGCCGTCGATGAGATGGCCCGCGCGGGTGTCGACCCGTACAACGCTGCCGCCTTCACTGGACACAGCCCGTCCGTGATGATGCGCTACTACCGCCAAGCCACCCGGGAGGACCTGCGCAGCGTGGCGAAGTCGGCCGGGCTGGGCCTGTTGACCGGGAGCACCCAGGTCCTCAAGCTGCCCGACCGACGCGGCAAGGGGTAGGCAAATGCACCACGCTATGACCCGCGGCTACCTTACTACCTTACCGTCGCCACCTTACCGCGTGCGGCAAGTGATTAGAATCATTAGTAAATGGTACTCCCAACGGTGTCTTCGGGGAGTAAATAAGCGCTGTCTTTACAGGCACTTAGGTGTTGGGCACCCTTACCGACAAGGCCCAAAAGGGGCCAGTTGCGGCCGCTACCTTACCGGATCGGCCATCCTCGAGGCTCACCATGCCCCGAGGTAAAGCCAAACATCGCCACTCACCCGGGGCTCGGTTCCTTTGGCCCGACGGCCGCCCGGCCGCGGTGATCACCTACTTGATGAGCGATCCCGAGGAGACGGCCCAGACCATCGCCGACGACCTGGGCACCACCGAAAACAAGATCAAGGTCGCGCTCGACTCACTGCACAGCCGTGGCTTTATTCGGAAGGTGCTGCACAGCCCCGGCCACTACATGGTCACCAAACGCGGGATCATGGCGGTCCACCGAATGATGGAGACCCACAACGTGGACCGTCGTGCCAGTCTATGAATACAGGTGCCCCGATTGCGGGGAGCTCAATGAGGATTTGCGGAAGGTAGCAGAACGCGACGACCCGATGCGGTGCCCATGTGGTGGCGAGGGCGTGCGGCAAATCTCGGCCACATCCTTCCAGCTCAAGGGCGGCGGGTGGTATGCGGACGGCTACCAGAAGGGGAAGGGCTGAGCCCTACCGGCAACGGGCTCCGGTGGCGTGACAGATAGCCCCAAGGTTGGCAGCCATGTCGCGCTGCTCCTTCGTCAGCTCGGCCACGTCGACCTCAAGGGAATCGAGCCGCTCAAGGGCCACGGGGTGGGCGGTCTCTGCCATGTGGGCATGGATCTCCGCGTGGCTTTCTGTGACCTCTTCAGACATGGCACGGACCTCCCAGTAAACCCCGCCCGCGGCGAAGATGACCGGGACGAAGGTGGCAAAGGACCGGATCAGGTCGGCGCGTTGGGTCTTGTTCATTTGGTCACCTGGGAGAAGGCCCACGCGGAGGCAAGGAGGATAGCGGCACCGGATGCGAGGCCGGTTGCATAGTGGGTGGAGGGGCGTTGCAGGTAGGGCACGGGCTCATTGAGCCGCGCGATCTCGGACCTATACCAGTCGACCTGGTATTGGAGCTCCCCGGTATCGATCTCATATCGCGTCGCCACATGGTCCGCCCATGCGGAAAGGGCGAGTAGGTCGGCATAGTCGGAGAGGGGAACGGCGATAAAAGAGCATCGCCCGGTGAGGCCGTCGCGGATCGCGTCGGGAATCATTTGGCCCTCATCAATGCCCAACGTCTCGAGGCACTGGGTCCCATGGGGCTCGGCCAGGGATGGCCGCCCGGGTGGTTCGGCCCCAAGAGCTGCACCGATGGCGAGAAGGGCGATCACTTCCGGCGCCTCCCAAGGGCAGCCAGGTCGGCGGCCGGGGTTGAGCTCGCCAATGCTTCGTCGATGTCCTCGAGCTCACGGGCTGCCTGGGCCTCGGCCATGCCCCGCGCGATGTCGGCGGCACCACTGTCGGGCGGTGGTGTTGGCGCCCACCGCTTGGCGCGGCGGCGCTTCTTGGTCCGTGCGAAGTCGGCCAAGCCCAACACGAGGGCAAGCGTGCCCCCGATAGCCAGGGCGATCTCGGCCACTCCCATCAAGTGGATCCACCTTTGAGCGCGCCCAGCATCTTCGGGGCGGCCTCGCCGGCGATGAAAGCCAGGCTCAGGTAGAGCCAGATCTCGGCATCGACGCGGCCCACCAAGAGGAGACCGGTGCCAGTCGCCCAGCATAGGAGCCGGCGATAGCTGATCCGTGATGTGGCAGAAAAGAAGGTGTCGAAGGCTTTGACAATCATGGCGTCTCCGCAATGGCCCAGCCACACAGCCCACCGGCGAGGGCATAGCCCACAGCCTGCAAGCCATCTGGGGTGAGCCATTTGTGATGTTTGGGTTGGTCAAGGAACAGGGGTTCAAAAAGCATCGCGCACACATTTGCGGGCCCGGTGTAGACATGGCGGACACAGCCCCACGCACGCGGCCAGGAGCCACCCGGGGCAGTCGCACCGACCACGACCTTCGACATCCCATCAAAGGCAAAGGCCCGGAGGGACGTGGCCACGCAATGCGCAAGCCTCGATCCCATTGAGCTCCGGTGATCGTGGATGGTGAGACCATAGGACCCACCGCCCGCGTTTAGATGGCACGCGACATAGGCCACGGGCCCCGCCTGGTCTCGAGCAAGGGCACACGCGGCCTCTTGTCGCTCCCGATAGGTGCCCTTTTCAATGATGATCACCTCGTGCCCTTTGGACTCGAGGTAGTCCCGGGCGGCGTTGATGTACAGGGGCGTTAGCTCGGCTTCACGCTCATGCACCTCCACCAGTCCGTCGCCATCGAGGTCGGCCCCGGCGCCCAAATCATGGCGCCCAGGCTTGCCGATGTGCGCCCGCTCGAGGATGACCAACACCGATCAACCCGCGGGCGGGGTCCAACCCGCAGCCGTGGCAAGCTCGGCCACAGTCAGACTTTCGATCACCTGGTCAGATTGCACCCCATGCGCCGCCCTTCGATCAGGCGTCTCCACGGTGAAACCACCGCCCTCTTCAACGGTGACCACCGCAAAATGCGGCCCGTCTTCGTCTTCACACATGGCCACGGTGGCAGCCATAAAGGTAAGTGCTTGTGATTCAGTCATGTCAGATCCCCCAATCCGTTTCGATCTTTTCAGTACTCGCGAGGTATGACGGCGCAAAGGTTACGGTTGTCGCGGTTGAGCTGTTGCCCGTGCGTCCCACCTGCACGAACATCTTTAGATCGCCGTTGATTATTTGGTAATTGCTGTCCGCGTAGGACACGGCCTCTAGGCGAGCGCCCCCTATGGGGTTGGGCCTATAGATCGTTGTTTGCGTGGTGAGGAGTCGATCCCCATGGCGCACGATCTCTACGATCGCCGTCGATGGGGAACCATCGGCACCGCTCAACATGGCGCTTACGTTGTAGGCATTGCCTCCGGACTTCAAGGCATGCCGGATGTCAGGTTGCAAGGAGCCGTTGGCATGGCGCACGCTGTCGTTCGAGAAGCCGCCAGCAGCTACCCAGCTTGAACTGTCGTGCATGTCGGTGCCGTTAGGAATCTGGGCCAGACCCGCGACCACCATGCAATTCTTGTTGTCCACGGAGAAGAAGCTTCCCTTGAGCTCAAGCTTCAGGATGATCTTGTTGGTGCTGTCCCAGTCCAGGTCATCTGGGTTGCCCAGATCCCAGAACCAGTAGCTCCCCCACCCGATGATTCCGGTGTCCTTGGCAGCCCCGCCCACGGTGGGCTTGGTTGCGTATTTGTCCGCGTGGATCTCAACAGCCCACTCGGAACCATTGTCGGACGATGAGACAACCTTGTTGTAGGGATTTCCGCCCCCATCATAGTGAACAGCGGGGACATAGGTGGCCGATCCCATGTCGAGGTATTGCCACCCACGGGCGAAGCCTTGATCACCACCGCCACCGCCACCGCCTCCCGGCGTGTATTGAGCTCGGTACTTCATCAGCCCACCTCTTCAAGAAGGAGCTCAAAAGTAGTCCCAGCCTGATCGGCAGACAGGAAGATCTGAGTATGTGCTTGCCCGGTGGCCCGGCCGTGCATCTGTACTGACATCCAGGTCCCCGCGGGGATGGTGGCAAATTGGCTGTCAATCGTCGCGCCATCGGTGCCGGTAAAGGCGATCGCGCCATTGTTGACCAGAAAGTGAAAGCTCACAATCTCAACCCCGGGCGGAAGGTCGACGCGGGTGGCATCGCCAGCCACCCCGGCAAGGGTCGCCCGGTAAATGTATGGGAAAGCGTTGGTAGCGGATAGGTTTATGGCCATGGGTGGATCCTCTTCAGGTGGCCCGGTTGTCCCGGGGTAGGTCGTCGTCAATCAAAAGGGTGAAGGCCCAACCAGTCGACGCCCATGCCTTCTCGAGCACGGTGGCGACTTGGTCGGAGAGGTGGAGGGTGGCGTCGGTGAGCGCCACGGTGTCGCCCACGGAAAGCCAACCCCAATGCGTGGCGGCCATGTACGGCACGGACTCGGGGGAAAAGGTCTTCTCTCGACTCCACCACTCAAGGACCAGGGACGCCGTCCCGGGGTCATACACCACGTCGGTCTCAACCACCTCGGCCGCTTCGCCAAATCGGGAAGCCGATGCCTTGACATAGAGGTTTGATGTGGCCTGTGGATCGTCCGTTGCTGGCTGCGGTGAGAGCTCGGAATAGCGCACAAAGTCGTCGCCGACCCCATCCTTGGCATATTCGAGGGTCAAGTGGTTCACCACGTCGGCCGGGTGGCGCTCGGATGTGACCGGGCCGGATCGCTGAAAATCCGGGCCAGCCTCGACGGGGTGGGCGTGTAGGGTGCGCGCGTCACGGTCATAAATGACCGGCCAAAGCCCGTCGGGACCAGGCACCACCGACATCGGGATCAGGGGGAGGACGTTGTCCTCAAGCCATTCCCATGGCCCGGTGTCTGGGTCGTTGAGGTACGTGTCGATCAGGAAGCCATTGAGGGCCCCGGCGGCGGCGGCCCATCGGCCATGGTCGACGGCCAGGGTGGACATCCCGAGGACGTAGCGGCACACATCCCCGGCACCTCGGAGAGCCGTGCCCGGATGGTAGGGCGAGGGCATGCCTCCGCCTTCATGCCAAGCCACCCAAAACTCATCAGAATAGCGATCGATCACCCCACCGGCCGCGGACACATCCACGGTCGACACTGGGCGCTCATTCACGTCCTGCTCGGTGACGACCGTACCCACCACCGACGCGCCCTCTTGATCGATGATCGTGACGTAGTTGGCCTCCACGGGGTGGCCTGCAATGAGGAGCTTGTCGGCCCCAAGGCCAGACCCGAGAAGGGGGGTGTAGTCGAGGACATAGGCAGGGGAGCCGGCCGTCGTTTGGGCCGCTCCGTCGGTGTCGTGGTATTTCCCCGGGTTGCCGATGACGAGGGGGTACACCTTGCCCTCAGAGTCGGATCGATATGTGGCCCAGGTGGATCCAGAGATACGCGCGGCGGCATCAAAGATCCGGCCCGCATCGTTGTATGGCGCCTCCTCAAGGGTGAAAGCCGCCCACCCCGTGGGTTTGTTTGGTGCGCCATATTGGGGTTGAGTCACCCGACCCGAGATCAGCCTGAAGCGGTTCTCCCAGGTCTGGTCGATCTCTCCATTGGCCTCAAGCACCATGGAGACCTCGCCAGTCGCGGCGGACAGATCGTGTCCTTGCCGGCGAAGCTCCGCCACATTCACGGGGAAGATCACCTCCATCGAGGAAGCCTGGGCGCTTGGGGATGTGGAAAGCCGATCGAACCCTTCCGAGAATTCGACTTGGTCCAGGCCCCCATCAAAGGGCAGGGCCCCGACCGTGGAGCTCAAACTCACCGGGTGGGAGCTGAACCGAAACACACGGCCCGCCCAGGTCACCTCGAGGAGCCAGACCGGACGCCGGCCGATGAGTTGGGAGCGGTTCAAGGCCAAGGACATCAGACCAGCTCCTCGAGAGTGAGGGTGGCCACCCTGACGACCTCACCCGAGGTGGGATCATCTTCGTCCCCGTGGATGGACTCAACCCGGACAGGGGAGGCCAGGCGGCCCGCCATGAATTGGTGCCGGCGGTTGAGCTGGATCACATCGGGGGCACCGCGGTCCACCCGTGGCAGGTAGACCACCGGACGGTGTGGCCCGTCGAGTTGACGAAGCAAGCCATCCATGAGGAACGGCACATCCTTGTCGGTGCCCACGGCCTGGGCGGAGGGGCTCCCGGTCGCGGTGAAGTAGTCGGGATCCGGGTCTGTTCCAGAGATCCCCGTGATGTCGATGCCATCCGTCCAACCAAAGTCGACCCGGCGAGAGGCAGGCCCAAGGACCCGGGTCCAGGTCGTTCCATCTTGGCGGGTGTCCGTGGCCACGTTTACGGTCGTTTCTACCGTTCGGCCCCATGAGTATTGGGTCCCGAAGTAGGCGACCGGCCCGACGACCATGGCCCCGATCTTTTGGTAGCCCTCGAGGGTGGGCCCGGCATTGAGTCGGATCCGGTATCCGCTGTAGATCTTGGTCAATAGATTCGCGACCACAACCAGATCCGAGGGTCGGATCGCGCCGGTGCCCGTGGCTGGCTCGGTGCCGTCGACATCCTCGAGAATGAGGCCCGCCTTCTTGGCGTTGGCCGCGTTGGTCCACTTGCCCGGGATTGTGGACTTGACCCGGCGAAGGACGCCACCACCGAGGTCGAAGGTGGCCCCGTCGAATTCTCCAGCGTGGATATATGGAGCACTCGCGCCGGTGCCGCCGGGGAATATCGAATTGCCGAAGCGTGCCCAAGGGAGGCCACCGAGGCCCGTGGCAAAATCGAGGTTTGCAAGGGTCAGCCAGGTCGAGGTCGCGGCGTCGTAGCCTTCCCACACGCCGGTCGCCCAGTTGCATCCAAGGAGGGTGAGCGCCACGGTGTCGGACCCCATGGCATGGGGTGCCGTCCCAAGGAGGGTCGTGTCGAGTGTGAGCGCGATACTCTCCGCGGCGGTGCCTGTTGATCTCCAGGCCGCCCGCGGGGTCGGTGAATGGCTCGGGAATACCCGGGCGAGTTCATACCGATAGTCGGTGTCGACGTGCCAGGTGTCACCGATCCGGGCGGGGCCATCGGTCGCGGTGATCTTTGTTCCGCCGTCGACCCATTGGTGGAAGCCATAGCCGGCAAAGGTCCGGGCCTGGATGTCGTCGGGGTTGGTTTGGCCACCGGCGAGACCGAGGCCAGTGTGAGCTCCGGCGGAATAGTTGAGGGCGCGCCATTTGGTCTCGGATGCGCTTGCCACATGGTGGCCCCACTGAATGGCCGAGGCTCCACCGCCTCCCGAATTCGTGAGGGTGTTGGTCGTTGGGCCGGCGGTCCACACTCGGTCGCCATCCGTTGAGCTCGAGCGCCACCAAATGGCCGCGTTGGCATCTTGCAGAGCCACCACCACGTCGATCGGGGTGGTCCAGTCCACGATCATGTCGGTCCCAATCTGGGCACCTGAGACCCCATCAAGAAGACGAAGGCGGGGCGGGAATGTCTGGGCGCGGATCTTGACCTCGATCCCGTTGGTGCCACCGTCGTCGAGGTGGGCGCGGATCGCGACTTGGTCGTTCACCAGGCTGCCACCGCTCACCATCTGAACGGTCGCATGGACGATCGCACCGCTGGCCGGGGTGGGACTTCCTGGCGGTGTGACTTGGTAGTGCTTGAAGTTGGCGGCCGTCGTGATGCCGAGAGACCCCACATCGAGACCCTCGGACCCGACACCGGTGGCGGTCCATCCCGTGTCGCCGGGGAGCTCAATGGGGATCCAGTTGCGGATCCAACCACTTTGCGTCGCCTGGTTGCGGTAGTCCCGAAGGCCCGGCATGGTCATCGTCGAATAGCCGCCCAGGTAGAACGCCCCGAGGCTGTTGTCTTCATTGCCCACCGCGGCGATCCAGTTGTGAAACAGGACCACTCGGCCGCCTTGCCAGGTGGCGGCGTAGTTGACGGGGTAGGCGTTGGCGTCGTGGCCGCTCCACCATTGGCTCACCCCGGCGCCATTCGTGCCGACGCCCACCGTCTTCCAGGTCACCCCGGTGTCGAGGGACATATGGACCATTCCCTCATGGATGTCGCCCGCGTCGGCGTCGCGCGCATATGCCCACATGGTGCCGGAATCATCGAGGACAAGGGCACAGTCGCCCGCGTCGGTGAAGATCGAGGAGGGGACCCCGGTGAGGCAGTAGTCGACCGCGGCGTGGATCACGGCCTCGGGGACAGACGTGAGGCGTTCATAGGCGCTCGAGATTGTCCGCATCACCAAGTCGTCGCCACCGCTTGCCCCGCCACAAAACAGGACATGGAACCGGCCGGCATTGGCGACGATGTCGAGGGATCCCATGTAGATCCCCGAGGTGGTTGGGTTGTCCGCCAGGTCGAAGCGCGCACCCAGTGAAGTCGACGCCCACTGGAACCACAGTTCACGAGAGACCAAGGCGGTGTCGTTGGACTGTGCCTGGCCGATGAGGAGCACTTGGCCACCGGCGTATGCCGCCCGAAGGCGGCCGGGGATCCAGCCTGTCGTCGCGCTCGAGGTGTCGACGGCATCCTTGAGCACCCCAGTCGATCCGACTGCCCAGGTGGCCCCGCCGTCGGTGGTGCTGTGCATCCTGATCTGTGCTTCGTCGTGGGCCGTGTCTTCGACCCAATGGAAAAGCAACACCGAGCCGTCGGGGAGGACGGTGAGGCATGGCGAGTAATCGACCGAAGGGGCGCCTCCGGTCTTTTGGTAGACCATGACCGCCGATCCCCATGCGTGGGTCGCCGGGTCCCGGCGTTGGGTCACCACCCGGTGAAGAGTGCTTGTCGCGTCCTGGTAGCAGACCAAGATCGTGCCATCGTCGAGCGTGACAGCGTGCGCGCCTTTGGTGGACTTCACGAAGGCAGGGGCCCCACCATCCGTCCATACAACATGTTCCCACCCCACGGCCACCGCGGGACCGTCATGCCCTCGCCATGTGGGATCGCCGTCCTTCCTCCAAATGTACCCACCGCCACCGGGCTCGGGGTGTCCGCCTTCGATCGCTTGGATGCGGAGGGCATCGCCCGCGGCCTGGGTGCCTGTGGCCTTCAACACGAGGTCATAGGAACCCTGTGCCTTGGGGACGCCAGGCTGGGGCCCGGCCTGCGTGAAGCTCGACTCACTGGCCCAGGTGTCGGTCCCAATGCGGGCATCCATGAGAGCCAAACCGCGGAGTTGGCTGGGTTGCGTGTCGCTTGCCATCAATATCCTCGCTGTCCGACGCGGCGCTTGCCCTTGATGGCGCGGCGCAACTCACCAGGGCGCCGCACCTCGTCACGGGCGAACCGGTCAAAATGCTTGTAAACAGGGAGCGCCACGACCTGGGCGGTGGGTGTCTGGCCTCGGTTGAGGGCGGCGACACCGGACGCACCGAGGTTGGCGGTGGCTTGGCGGGTGAGCACGGACTCACCGGCGAGGGCGTTGATCTGCACGGAATCCGACGCGGGGCGGCCAATGATTCCGCCCGCGTGGAAGGTGGGCGCCGTCTGTTGGTCAACCTTGGCCAAGGCCACCCCGGCCGAGGCCGCGGCCATGAGGGTCAAGACGCCCGCCTTTATCGGGCTTCCGGCATTCTTTGCCAAGATGTCCGAGACGGCGAGGGCCCCATTCATAATGATCTGGGTCCTGGCCAATTTCTTCTGAAAGGCAAACAGGCGTTGTCCTTGGTCGCCTTGGGCCTCGGCTTGCATGCCCACGATCTCGGACAAGATGCCGCCGACCTCATCGACCGCCGTGCCCGCTGCGGACAACATGGCATCACGGCGATCCTGGATCTCGATGATCTCCGCGTCGTGGGCCTCTTTGGCTTGGGTGCGGATCGTCGCGATGGACTCCGCCCGGAGCTCGGTGAGCTCCTTGGTCCTGGTGGCCATTGCCTTGTCGCGTTCGGCATCGGCGTCGAAGTCGGCAAGCTTGGCCGCCTTGATCTCGTCAATGATCGCGAGCCTTTCAGTGAGGCCAGCATTGATGAGATCGACACCCGTGAGCTCGACCTCATCCTGGTCCTCGATCAGAGCAAGGAGATCCCGGCGGCGCTTCTTTTCAAGCTCGGCACTGGCGGCCTTGACCTCGTCAGTCTCGCCCAAGGCCCTCTTCACTTCATCGAGGGCCGCGACCTCCTTGGCGTGGCTGGCGAGCACCTTGGCCGCGGCGTTGAGTTGGTCGCCCGTTGTGCGCTCCATGATCGCGGCAAGGGACCGACGCGCCGATTCCCTTTTGGCGTCTGTTTTGGCGCCAGCCACCCCGGCCGCGGTGGAGGCTTTGGTCGACTTCCGTTGCTTGTCCCTTGCTTCGAGGAGCTGATCCTCAACGGCGATCACCTTTCGGATCCCCGCGGCCATGCCGGAACGCTGGGACTCGAGGGCCGCAAGTTGTGATCGGGCTTGGATGAGTGCTTTCGATTGCCCGCTATACGATTTGATCACCTTGCCGCTTACGCCCACAGTACCGGCCGCCCGTTGCTTTTCCCTGGCCTCGAGCTTCCTGAGGTGGCCCATCTGGGCGGTGATCTGGGTCGTGATCTCCTTCATCTGTGGCGATGCTTCAAGCATGGCCTGTCGTCGGACGCGGATGAGGTCCCGCTCCATTTCCGTCAGCTCACCAGTCGCCACCTTGAGATCAAGGGTGCGATCGTAGAGCTTGGCCGACATGTCGAGAAGGCGGCGTTGGGTCTCAATGCCCACTTCTTGGAGGGCGGTGAGCCTGTCTTGTTCATCGCTCCAGATCTTATAGGCGGCCCCGATGGCGGCGGCGACGATGGCGAGGGGGCCGAGCACCTTGGACCCAAGGCGGATGGTACGGATCAATCCTTCGATACCGCCACCGAGCTCCCCGACCACATTGAGCACGCGGCCCGCTTCGGGATGCACCAGCTCGAGCGCACCGGCGACACCCTTGAGGGCGCTATCTGCATCGCCGGCGGCGTCGCTCGTTTCTTTGAGACTCGTGTTGGTCTTCTTGAAGGCGTCGGCGTTGGTCTTGGCGGCCTTCTTGGCGGCCTTCTCGGCCTTGACCAATTGCTTCTCGAGGGCCTTGGCCATGAGCTTCGCTTCTTTTTCCGTGATCCCGGGGACCTTGGAAAGCTCGCTCTTGAGCTGGCTTATGTCGGCCTTATAGGCCAGGCGCACCTCGCGGGATGATCCAGCCATCAGGCGCTCCGCTCGATCTTCTCAAGCTCTTCGGCCATCTGGTCCGCCATCTTGTCGATGAGCTTGGCCTTCGTTCCCGGCTTGAGGATGAGGTCTTGGGCCGCGTTCTTCACGGCCTTAGGTGGCTTCACGATCTCCTCGTATGGCCACAATGGCTTGATGTAATAGGCATAGGGCGCGGTGTTCCGCACAAAGGCCACCAGGTCGGTCTTCGTCACCCGGATCCCGCGCTCGAGCTTGGAGCGTGATGCCTCCGCGCTGTCCTTCCGGCGGTTGTATTCCTGGGCGGCGGATCGTCTCACTTTGTCGGTGTAGGCACGGCCCGATCTATTCCCAGCCAGGGCAAACACATTGCCGCGCGTGCCGGCGCTGATCACTTGAACCGGCCAGTATCGTTGCGCCGTCTTGAACAGGTCGCGGGTAGTCCGCTCCATGATGTGGGCGGTCCTTGGGATCGTGTTTTCAATGAGAGCCTCAAGGGCCAACATGAAAGGCTGGTCGACCTCGATCTCAGCGCGGCCCTTGCCGTACACAACACGGCCCCGGAAGATCTTGGCCATTTACTCACCCAGCCAAAAGTCGCGCGCCGACCCGTCGACCTTCACAGACTCTCGGAGGCGTGGGGCCTTGGTCTTTGCGGGTTGGGTTCGGATCCGGTGGTAGGCAATCACGTCGATCTGGTCCTGGCGGGTGAGAGTGTGGAACCACCCCGGGCCGTCTCCGTAGAGAATGCCGAGGTGGGTGGCCATCAGGTCGGCGCCACCCCGGCGCCCTCGGTAAAACCTTCGACCGTCGAGACCTCAGTTTCTCGAGGGAACAGGGTGGTGCACACGATCTCGATGACCTGGACCGCGGCGGTCATTAGCTCCTCGCGATCGTGACCAAGGGGGAGGAGGTGGTTGTAAACCTGGCGACCGTAGGTGATGGGGTCGAAGCCCGTGGCGTGGAAGGCCGTGGCACCTGGGGCGCCAAGGCCCGGGACGGAAAGCCCAAGGCCAGCCATGAGGGCCCAGGTCTGGCGCCGGCTTTCACCGTTGGCGCTTTGCCAGGCCACGACCACATCCTCCCGCTCGGCAAAGCCGGGCAGTTGGACGGGGTAGCGTTGGCCCTTCAATTCCACCGTATGGTGTCCGTTATCCATAGTTTGCTCCCTGGATGCGGTGACGGTTTAGGACATGGTGATCGCGCCATAGACCACGAAGGACGCACTCAAGGAGGATGGATCCCCGTCCGAGTAGTCGAGAGTCACATGGCAGTCGTCGAGGGTGATCTGGTGGTCGCCGGCGGTGTCGCCGTGATCGGTTCCCTCAATGTCGAGTTGGATCTTCACACAGTAGACCTCACCCGGGAGGGTGGAGACGTTTCCGCCGTAGCTTCCGCCCTTCAGGAGAAAGTCGGTCATGGTCTGGTCGGATCCGTCGCTCAGATCCGCGAAGTGACAGGTCCACGACCCGGTCGGGAAGGTGCGGTTGGTCTTTCGCAGTGTCGCCAGCTCACCGCGGTCCAAGTATGGCGTCACCTCATGGAGGGTCGAGCTCAAGCCAGACAGTGAGAAGTCGCCGGCCTCAAGCGTGACCTCGAGTTGGGCGGGGGTGGGAGTCGCTCCGTCGAACAACCGGATGGTCGAGTCGCGGAAGTTTTTGATCACAGTTGAGGCGGCCATGGTTTAGCCCTCGCTTTTGGTGGCCTTGGCCTTCGGCTTTCGCTTTGGCTTTGGCGGTGGTTCTGGGTGATGGTTGAGGAAGTGCAGGGCAGCCAGGCAGGCCACCCGGTGTCGGGGGTTCGTGCTTCGCTTGATCTCGAGAACCGGCGCGGCGGCATCAGCCCAACCGGCGGCATGGGTGTCGAGGAGCTCACGGGCTTCGGCGTGGGTCATTGGAGAGCCATCCTGTGCATACAGGTGAAGTGAACCTCACCAAGGAACCACTCACCCGCGTCGTCGACTTCCCGAATTGGGACCTCCGAAAAGAGCACCTGGAGATCGGCCCGGATCGTCTCATCCATGCAGGCTTTCACCAGGTCATGCTCGGCATCCAGCGCCAGGTCGTAGTCGGTGATCTGGTCTTTTGGGCGGAGACGGTAGAGGAAGCGAACGGCCGCGGTAGTCTTGACAGTCGTACCTTCGGCCACCCGTTGGCGGTCACCCACTGGTCGGGTTTGAATGACGCCCACCGAATAGCCAAGGTGTGCCACGCTGGCGGGGTCTCGGCCAAAGCTCGAATATGGGGATCGGCTTTCCTTCCACCCAGACAGGCCACTCACCGCGGTCGCGATTCGGGAGCGGACCGAGGCGACGGATAGGGCACTCATCAGGAGCCCCGGCCGGAGAGCCACACGGTGGAGATCACCGATCGTCGGCTGTCCTTGCTATCTGCAAACCCGTCGTCGTCGGTGTCGTATGACATGGCGACCCGGTGCCATCCGATCCCGTAGAGCTTCCCATATTGGTTCGCGAGCTCGAGCCATTTGCCGTCGCCCGCCGACATATGGAAGTCGGTGAAGATGAGTTCCAGGGTCTTGAACAGGTGAACCTCGCGGAAGGCGTGCGGGTTGACCACCAAGTAGGGCCTGTTCCCTTCACCGATCAAGCGGTTCTCAATCTCGGCCCAGGCTTCGTCAATGTAATCTTGGTAGCTGGTCAACCCGGACGGCCGGAGGCTGGTGAGGTCGGTGTGGCGTCGGGTGAGGTCGGCGTCGGTGACCACGGGGTAAAGGCGGCGACGGACCAGGCCACCGTCGGTGCGGAAAGTGTGCGTCACGCCGTCGGGCATGGTGAGCTGCCACTCGAGGAGCCACCCAGCCCCAAGGATCTCGGTGGCCAATGTGCCAGATGTGATCGTGTATTGGGCGACCGATCCAGAGATCGAGACGGCGGCGGAGGCCACAACCTCGAGGTTGGACGCATTGAAGACGGACACCGCACCCGAGATCGGGGCGACAAGGGCCCCGTCTCGGTAGACCGGGCACTTGGCCAGGTTGTCGCGCCCACGCTCGAGCCACTCGGGCGTCAAGAAGCGGGCGCTATACAGGGTGTCGGTCGAGCTCATGGGCTATCGGCCCTCGTTTCGGTCGCGGCGCTTGGCGGCCTCGGTGGCCTTCTTCTTCATGGCCGCGGCCTGGGCTTGCCCTCCAGACTCATAGGCCCGGCGGGTCATTTCCTGGATCGCCTCCCGGCCTGTGCGCTTTTGGTCACCCATTTGAGGCCGCCTTCTTGGTCGTCTTGGCCTTTCGCTTCCGCGCGGGCTTCTTCATGGTCTCGAGCTTTTCGGTGTCCTTCTTGGCGCGGGCCTTTGACACCTTGTCTTCCTTGCCCGAGTTGCGCGTGATGCGTGCCTCTTGTTGGGCGACGATCGCGGCCTGGATGTCCTCATCAAGGGGGGCAACGTGGCCGCCATCAATGAGTCGGTGAAGGAAGGCGAGATAGCCGTCAAGATCCGGCTTGAGGATGACCCGGCCGCCGACCTGTTTGATCTCGACCCAGGGCTCCATGTGAACGGCGCCATTCACGCCGTCATAAACTACACAGTAGTCCTCGCCGATCGTGTCGGGGTCCAAGATGGTCCACCCGACTTGCCGGGCGTTCTCTCGAGCTCCGCCCTCGGACATGTTGGCACCGATGCCACCCACGCCGGGATCGAGCTTCATCTTGGAAAGAATGGGGGCCCATTGGCCGTTGATGACACCCCACCGGGTCGGGTGGTACTTGAACACGAACGCCGGCGTAGCCGGAAGGTTGAGCCGCTTGGATCGCCCTTTGGTTCGGGTGACGGGACGGCCCTGTAGGGTGCCGGCCTCGGTGTCGCTTGGGTTGAATGCCATGGTCTGCTCCCTGGCTTGGTTGGTGGAAAAGGAAAGGGCAAACCCGGGGCAGACCCAGGGAGCAAAAAAGCCACCCCGGGCCGCCCCGAGAAAATCACGCGTCGGTGATGATGCTCACACCGCGGGAGTCTTCGACGATGGCCACGCCACAGAAGAGGTTACCCGTGATGATCGTCTGGCCCGCCGATGCGTTCCGGCTAAACTCGGCCACGATCTGGGCCCCGGCTGGGACCACGATCTCACCGCCCGAGTAAATCGCGGACTGCATGCCGGTCGCGTAGCCAACGGCGCCCGCTCCAAACATGCCGCCGGCACGATCCGCCCCGGCGTTGGCCGTTGGGACTTGCTGGCTCGAGAACACGTCCACTCCACCGAATTGTCCGGCGTAGCCTTGTCCCTTGATCGCGATCGCTTCAGCGCTTGCAGGCTGCCAAGACAACACGCCGGTCTCGGCTCTGAGAGAACCTTGCCAGTCCGTTAGCTGTACTGGGTGGAGAATCGCCAGGTATGGCCCGGGGACGCCGGCTTGGGTGAGGGCAAACTGGGCGTCAAACCAATCGTCGACGCTCATGTTGGTCCCGCTGGTCCCCGCGGTGGCGGTGAAGTCGTCGGTGACTTCGCAAACCATCTGGGTAAACCGCATGTCGGCAGATCCGACCATCGACTGAGCCAGGCGGGGAGCCACCAGGCCGATCGAATCGGACAAGCTCATCAAGTCGGTGATCTCGTACTGCAAAGCCTGGCGAGCGATCGTGATGTTCACGCTGGCATCGGTGAGCGCAGTGTTTGCGACGCTTGCACCTTCAGCCACTGAGGCCATCTTGTCGTAGCCGTCAAGGCCAGCCTGTCCGACTTGGAGCACGGTGGAACCGCGGCCAGACATGTCGCCATAGTTGACGAGGGCGGAGTGACCCATCAAGCTCGCGCGATCGGCGAGCAAGGTGGCGAGCTCCTGGTGGAGGATGGCGGCGGCGCGAATGTCGCCACCCAATGCATAGGTAATTTCGTTAGCCATGGGGGCACCGGGGGTGTGGGTGTGGATTGATTCCACTCACCCTTTTCCGCGGTTCCGGGTGCGACCCGAGGCGAGTTGTCTATGGGGATGTCGCGCCCAGTGTACCGCGTGGCACCTTGGCGCGTCAAGTATTTAGCGACTCTCACCCGCAAGGATGGCCGCCCGTTTCTCTCGGTATTCCGCGACGGACATCTTTGATATCGCCTGTGCGCTGAATGTTCCGGGGGCCGCGGTGTGTGGAACGGCGCCCGCATCGGCCGGCGGGGCTGGGGTTCCATTTGTCGTGTGGTTCTGTACTTCAGCCGGGGCGGCGGCCACGGTCTCGGTCGGTGTTGGTGTTGTGGCTGTGGGTGTGGAGCTTGCGAGCAAAGCCGCTGCCGACCTGGGCAGGCTGTCACGCTCAGAGAGCCAGTCGGACAAGCTCACGCCCTCCGGGGCACGCCGATCGAAGATGGCCAGGAGATCGGCCACGTCCTCGGGATCGGTGACACCGGCGCCCATTGCAGCGACCGCCCGACTGTGGGCCGAGCTTTGGCTGGTGAGTTGGCCCTCGAGCTCAGCGACTCGGGCGGTGAGTTCTTCGGCATTCGTGGCCGTGGCGCTCGCGGCCTCGATCGACTTTTTTGCCTCTGCAAGATCGGCCTTGAGTGTGCGGCGCTCGCCATAAATCTCATCAAATCGAGACTTTGGCACGGCGTCGGGGTTGTCTTTCTCACAGTGTGGGCAGGTAAAGGCCATAGGGTGCTCCCTGGTCTATTGGGTGGATCGGTTGAGGGTGGGAAGTGCTTGGGCCGTGATGGCCCCGAGGTCGGCCTTGGCCTGGGTCTCGGTGAGCCCGGGGTTGAGTGTGCGGTATGCGGCCACCCGATCGAGAAGGCCAGCCTCAAGGAGCTCGAGCACATGCTTCCGCCGGCCGTCGAGCTCCTGGGCGGACAGTGGGATCTCTTGGTAGATCACGGCATAGCCATCCTCGGGGAGGTCGGTGCCATTGTGCCGATTGAGGAGGATCGCGGCGAGTCGGATGAGTTGAGCATCGGACGCCATGAATTGGGGAGCGTAGCGGCGTTGGGCTTGGCGCTTGCCTTCATTGGTGAGGGCGATCGCGTAGCCGCTCCGCGAGCTATTGAGCCGCTGAATGTCCGAAGGTGGAACGCCCGCGTCTTGGGTGAGCCTGGCGGCAAAGGCGGAGATCGCCCGCTCGAGACTCTCGATGTCGGCGGCCTGGCTCCATTGCCCGACCATGGGTTGGCCTGTTTCGGCCGCGCTGTCCGCATTGGACTCAAGGATCAAGACCGAAGCCGGATCGGTGATGACCTCGGCCCGGCGCCCACCGTCGGCGTCTTGGATGGACAGGCCCGCGGG